TCATGGTCGCCCGCGTTCTCCTCTTCGACCGCGACCAACCCGCGTTCGGCTACGTCTTCCTGACCGTCAGTAGCGCGACAATTGATCCGGTAAAATCTGACAAATATCCGGTAAGAATCGTGAATCCGGGCTTTCATGAACGAGCCGTGCTCGGTCCATTCAGGAGCCGTTCATGCAAAAACCGCCGTCAATGTGATCGAACCGCCGCCCATCACCTCGTCAGGCTCGGGTGTGACCGAAAAGTATGGCGCGAGAATGTCGTAGTCGAGCGTGCGTGTGAGGGTGTGGGGCAGATCAGCGGTCCTCCATGGCACCGGCTGGCCGATAAAGATGTCCTCCACGATATTCATGCCGAGGCCGGGGTTGAACCGGGTCGAACCTGGGGAGATGGAAACCGTGGCCGTGACTTCGACGAAGATCGTCTCGGGGTCGCCCCATTCCGGCCCGGTCTTCTCGACCCAGCTCAGGCCAAAAAACGTCTGAGTGCTGCTCGCCGAGCCCGCCGTCTCGGTCGTATTGAAAGCCCCGGCCCCGCTGCTGCCGAGCATCGTCGGCGGCACGAAGATCAGCGGCGGGCCGTCGCTCCCCTGATGCAGGGAACGGATCTCGCGGGCGAGGACGAAGACATCGGCGCTGACGATCTGCTCACCCGCGGTCGCTTCCTTGGTGCGATCGAAGTCCTGCCGGGTGAGAATCAGCGAATCGGAGCCGGTCAGCGAGCCGGAGATCGTCGTCGGTCCCGACGCCTCGAAAGTGTATGATCCCGAAGAGCTGAGCGTGAAGGTGATCGTCGACCACTGGATCGTATCCCGCGCGTCGTAGTAGTCCGCGCCCATTAGCTGCTCGCGGGCTCGAAGAGGTGCGAATAATCGCCCGTAAATCCCACGCGGCGGTAGTTCTGATTGCCCACGCTGCCTTCCTCGATCGCCGTGATCTGCCCGCCATCCACGATCGCCTTGCCGATGTAACGATAGGCCACCGTGTCGCTGGGGCTCGGCGTCAACGTCGAGTCATCATGCAGGTCGAGATCGGTGATCTCCCCGCCCGCATCGGTCGTGATCTTGAGGAAAAACCAACGTGTGGCCGTGATCGTCACCGGGCCGAGGCTGCTCAGCTCCCAGGCGACCGAATGCCGATCGAAGACCACGCCCTCGCGGATCGAAACGCGCAAGTTTTCATCGTCGCTATCGTCGTAGGGCAGAAAGGGGCGCGGCTCCACGCCAGCGGCGATCGAGCTGGCGTTGAGCGGCGGTTTGCCGAGGGCGCGGATCGCGCTCATCGCGTGCCCGTCCTCCGGCTGGCAGCGTTGGCCCCGCGCATCCCGGTGTTGCCCTCCGGGCGTCGCTCGATGCGCTGTTGCTCGATCATGTCGCCGACGCCGAGATGTTTCGCCGGCCCGATCGCGATTGCCGTTGTGCCGGCATCGATGTTCTCGGTCACGCTCTGGATCGTCGCATTCATCGTCGTCCACTCCGCGCGGCCGCCGGTGAGATTGAGCACGTTACCCGGCCCTGCGAACCCAGAGCATTCCTCCTCCATCTTCAGCGTCATGCCTTCAAATTGCAGCACGCTCAGCGCGGCAAACTGAGCGGCGGCCACGCCAGTTGGGGGCACTTCACCAGGCTCCACAGACCCTTCGCTTTCGCTCTCCAGACTGCTGTAGGTCGCGGTCTGAGCGTCGGTGGCCATGACTTGAATGTCCACCTGCCGAGGTCCGATCGTCACCCCGTTTTTCTTCCACTGGATATTGGCCTGGATCGTCTGCGCCTGGGCCTTGATCCCGCCCATCCATTCGGTCACCTCGCCTTCGAGGAGGATGCGCGGCAGATCCTCGTCGAGGCGGATCTTGTCCGAGCCGAGGTCGGCCGGGTCTTCGAGTTCATACGGTCCGCTGCCATCTTCGCCAGCTGGCCGGGCGAGGAAGCGCCGGAAATACAGCTCTTCGCCGGTCAGCTTTTTGAAGGTGAGTTCCGGGATGATCTCACTGCCGCTGACTTTGTCGGCCGCGGCCAGTTCCGGCACGCGCTCGGCCCAGAATCTGCGGTGAGCGTTGAGCTGCGAGGTGTAGCCATCCGTGTCCGCGTAGATCGGCGCCGTGCGCACCTTGTGCTCGGCGTAGGTCCGCTGGGCGCTGGTGATGTCTGCGCCCTTGAGATTGATCGTCTGCACGAGCGCGCCGATCTCATCGCCCAGCGAGCCTTCCGGCGCGGCATCGATGACGAGATCGGTCTGCTCCACGCCATCCACGGTGTTCGTGATTTCGTATTTGAGGACCACACACGAGGGCTGCAGATCGGGCCGGGCTTTTATGTTCCAATCCTCCAACCCGTTCTCCCCAAACATCACCTGCTCCACGGCCGTGAGATCGCTGCGGCGGCGGATATTCAGCGCCGGCGGATTCACCGTGTAGTTCCACCAGCCCACGGCATCGGGCACACGGCGCAGGAGCATGCGCAGCGCTTCACTGCACATCACATCGCGGCACTCGAACGGTGCGACGATCAGCGGCAGCGTGATCGTGCCGATGGCGATCGGCGCGCCGCAATCGATCGCATACTGCAGCACGGCCGTCACGGCCGTCGCCACGGGCACAGGATCGCCATCCGCATCGAGACCCTGGATGCAGCGGCCCTTCAGCTTATCGGCCGCGCCACCCTGCATCTTCCAGAGCTGCTGCAGCGGCGTGTGATCGAGATACCACCACGGCCCGGCGATGGTGTAGCTGTGCCCGGCGTCCGCACCTTTCTCGTAACGCGCGGGCGTGTCGCAGCGTCCGCGGAAGCGCACGGTTTCGCCATACTTCAGGACCACGGCCGCGCCATAGGCAAAGACGGGCTCGGCATCGCCGGCCAATCCCGCGGCGGTGAAAGTCAGCGTGTCCAGGTCGAGCGAGACGCGCGTGAGCACGTTGCCTTCCGCACCGCGCGCTTCCAGCGTTTCATCGTTCAGCGTCCAGTTCATGACCGGGAATTTTTCAGCAGCGCTTCGATCTGCGAGACCCGCGCATCCGTGATCGCTTTCTGCTGTTTGGTCTGCTGGGCAAATTCCGCGAACTGCTGCATGAGGCGGAGCAGGTTCTCCATCTCGCCGCCTTGGTCTCCATTCGTCAGCGCGCGCTGAGCATCCTGGATTGCGCGTGCCATCTGGCCCGTCACACCCTGCTCGCCCGTCCGACCCTTGATCGCATTGCCTGCCAACGCCGATGCCTTCTGTTCCGCCGCCGCGGCCGTCCACGCTTTCAACTGCGCGTCCTTCTCCGCGTCGGTGGCGGCGCGCGGCTGCCCGGCAGGCGGAATGTAGAGCGTGGGGTTTTCCTTTTCCCTAGCCGCCTGGGCGTTCTGATCTGCCGCGGCGTTGGCGTTCTCAAAGGCACCCTGCCGATCGCGATTGGTGCGCAGGCGGATGTTCGCCTCGGCGATGGCCGCGCGCCGCGCCGCTTGCTCGGCTTCGATCGCTTTGATCTGCGGATCGATCAGCGACACGTCGGCACCGGGCTTTTCGCGGTCTATCTCAAGCCTCGCTTTCGCGCCGGCGTTATTCATCAGCGCCGATTGCGCGGCATCGCGTTGTCGCGTCAGCCGCGCCCGCTCGGCTTCGATGGAGGCCTGCTCTTTCCGCCGCGCACCTTCCTCCGGACTCATCATTTCCGATTTCACGAGTCCATCGATCCGCTGCTGCTCTTCGTCAGCGAGCGCGCTGGCAATCCGCTCGGTGCGTTCGATCAAAGTCTCCGCCTCTTTGTTGGCCTTGGAGAGTTGTTCGACGAAATCGGTCAGCGACTGCGTATTGAACTCGGGGGCGACTTTCTTCCTGCCGATATTGCCCAAAGCCTGATCGATCTTCGCCAAATGCTCCTCGACCGGAGGAAGCGTGAGATAGCCCAGCCCCTCGCCGAAGCGGTGCCTAAAGTCCATCAGCGTGCCGATCACCCCGCCAGTCGTGGTGATGAGCTGATTCTTAAACCGTTCCAGCGACTCCTGAGCCGACGCAAGTTGCGCGGTAGTCGCATTGTTCAGGATGCCCATCGACTGGCTCAGTCGGCGGATTTCCTCGCTCCCCTTTTCCATCGTGCCAAAGACCGAGCGCCCCGAGCGTCCGAGGATCTCCAGCGTGTCGTTCAGTGCGCGGCCTCGATCGTCACTCGATTTCACGCCGTCGGCGAGCCGCAGGAACAGCTCATCCGGCGTCAGGCTGGCCAGCTCCTTTTGTCCAACGCCGAGATCGGCGAAGGTTTTAGCCAGCTTGGTATTCCCGCCCGCCGCGTCACTTGCTGAGCGCTGCAGATTATTCAGCGATTCGGCCACCGTTTCGAGCTGCACGTTGTCCTGGCTCGCCGCATTGCCGATGAGCTGCAGAGCTTCCGCCGTTTGCCCGCTGCGCGCGCTGAGATCGTCAAGCCGCCCGGCGAGCGCCAGCGATCCACGCACGAGCTGCTCGAACTCCATCTGCACTCGCGTCACCGCGTTGCTGGCGAGGTTCGCGGCAAAGTTTCCCGCGAACGTATTGAAACGCGCGCTGAGCGTATTCTGCGCGGCTTCCTGCTGCGCGACCGCTTGCTGCATGCCCTCTTCCCATTCGAGCGCCATGTCGGCCCGCACCTTGGCGGCGGCGAGCGCGGCGTCTTGCTTGCGCTGTTCGGCGGCTTCGGTGGCCGCGGCGACTTCCTCGATCGCAGCGATCTCCGCCGCGTGCGCTTCGAGCGCTTCATCCGCCCGCGCGGCCGCGGTCGCGAAGAACGAGGAGATGCGTGCCTGAGTTTCCGTGATGGCCTGGTCGAGGCGCGCATTGGAGGCCGCCCAATCGATCGTCGATCGCGTGACCTGCTGAACATTCTGATCGACGACGACGATCGACTTCTGCGTCGCCGTCAGCGCCGTCAGGTCCGCTTTCGTGCGGAGTTCTAAATCAAACGTCTTTGAGCTATCGCCCATCAGTTCGGCGATTTAAAGTTGACCGTTCCGCTCGTCACAAAGTTCCCATTCGTGCCGGTGCCGAAGCCTCCGGAGACGCTCACCGATCCGCTGCTGACGTTGATGTCTTTACCTGTGCCGCTGCCGAAGAGTTGCGAGTTGTGAATGATGACGCTCGTGCCCGATACGCTCACGGCCGTCTTGTTTGTCCCGGCCGACATATCGATCTGACTGTTGAGCAGCTTGGCGTTGCCGCTCAACGTGAGCCCGGTCGCGTCGGATGGGGCGACACAGCGCGCAATCTGAATGCTCGAGTTCACGGTGCCGCCGATCGAGCCGATCGAGCAGTTGGTGAGAGATCCGAAATCGATCTCCAGGATTTCCACGATGAACTTCCCGCCGGTGCCGTAGATGTTGAAGCAACTGCTCGTGTCGTTCGTCGGCGAGAGTTTATCGAGGCGGATGTAATTCTGCCCTGGCGAACCGCCGACAATCGGGCCGAAGCACTTTTGCGCATTCACGTAGAGCCGCTCTGCGCCGACTGCGTAAATGCCGATGCTACTGCTCTCAAAGGCCCGCAGGATTTTACTGTGAATCCAAACACCCGCCGTAGATTCAGACCCGCTGGTATAGATGGCGGTGGCTCCGAGTGGGGCCGCGCTATCGGCCAGAATAGCCGAAGCGGTGACGTTGAACTCGCCAGTCGGTGCGCCCGTGGCGTGCGACCACACAGCATAACTCCCCGCACGGATGGTCTGCGCCGTGATGTCGGTTTCGCCGTTCTCCCAATACGCGCCGGTGGAATAGTCGCCCACGCCGGTGATGAACTGCGCAGTCACGCGCAGGTCGCCGTCTAAGCCATGGATGACGCCGGGGTAAGACCCGCTGTCTGTGGCAACATCGAGGATGAGCTTGAACTCGCTGCCGGCAATATCGAGCGAGCTTCCGGTCACAGATTGCACGACGGGGCAGGCCGTCAGGATCGAGCCTTGCGTGACGACGGAGACGGCGAGGTTGCCGCTGGTCCCATCAGTCGCATCGGTGCGCGCGCCGATCGCGTCGGCAGTCACGGTGATCGTCGTCCCATCATCGGACACCGTGAATCCTGCGGACGAGAGAGCGCCGGAGAGGGCGCTAATGAGATCGCCTACAGAGAATCCGGAACCGAGCGTCACTTGAGTTTTATCCCCGGTCTCACCCGGCTCCGATCCCATGCCATCGATGAAGAACCAAAACACCTTGGGCGCGTCGGCCGCCCCATGGATCTTCACCCATTGGCCGGGCGAGAGGTTGGTGCCACTGGAGCAGTTGAGCGTCGTCACCTCGGCTGCTGCGGCGCGGCCCGTCGCGTCCACGATGAAAGTGCCGAGGCCGGAAACCTTCGAGGTCACACCCACGGTATCGGCGAGCGGCCCGGCGACCACGGCGAGATCGGAGGCGGTCATCGTCACCACCGCGCCAGCGTCGAAGTGCCAGTTCACATCGTCTTTCAGGATGGGGCTGGTGACGGTGTAGCTGCCCGGCGCGACGATGATGATGTCGCCCGCGCTCGCTGCCGTGCGCGCCGCGGCGAGCGTGAGGAAGGGGCGATCCACGCGCTCGCGCGTGCCGGTGCCGTCGTTGCCGTCCGGATCGACGAAGACGGTATTCGCCCGCGTCACCGCGCCGCCCGCCGAGGCCCACGTCCCATCGCCGCGCCAGAAGGTGGAGCTGCTCGCACTCGTGCCGCTGTTCAGATTCGTCACCGGCAGGTTCCCCGTCACGGCCGTCGCGAGCGGGATATTGGTCAGCGTGTTGGCGCTGCCGCTGATCGTTTTATTCGTGAGCGTGTGCGCGCTGCTGATCGTCGGCACCGCCACGCCGCCGAGGGTGATGCTCGTGGTGAAATCTGGCGACGTGCCGAAGACCAGCACGCCCGTGCCCGTCTCATCAGTCACCGCCGAGCGCAGGTTGGCACTCGATGGCGTGGCGAGGAACGTGCCAACGCCCGCGCCTGGCGTGATGCCCGCCCACGTCGTCAGGTCCGCATCCGCCGCCTGGTAGGCCGTAGCCGCGGTGAACGCGGCCGTGCCGAGGGTTCCGCCCGTGCCGATATTCAGCGTCGAGCCATCCGTGCCCGCGAGCGTGAGAGTGTTTGAGACCGTGAAGACTTTCAGATTCTCAATCGTCAAAGTGCCGGTGCTCGTCGTGATGGTCAGCGAGTTCAGCGAAGTCGCCGTGGCTGCACCGATCGCGCCACCCGCGAAGACCAGCGCGCCAGTGCCCGTCTCATCGCCGAGCTTGGCGCGCAGCCCGGCGGAGTTGGCCAGCGCGGTGTATATCTCAGTGAAGTTGCTGTTGATCTTGCCGCCAGCCGTGCGCAGCCCGTCGCCGGTGCCGTCGCCGGCCGTGGCTCCCACGTTGATGGTTTGTTGAGCCGCGCGCAGGGGAAGCGCCGCGGTGAGGAGGATGGCGAGGAGTGTGCGGATGGTTTTCATGGAGAATCGAAAGTGAGTTCGTTGGCGTCGAAGGTGTGATCGGGACTATCAAACGAGACCGGCGGTGCGGTGACCTCGATCAACTGGCTGCCGGTGATCGCGTAGGTGGCGCGGTAAAGCTGCGCGTCATTAGTCGGGACGAGCGGGCCGAGGGTGGCGCGGGAGAGCGTCCACTTGCCGCCGTTCACCGCCTCGATCGTGAGCGTCGCCGGCTCCACGGGCAGCGCGGCGGCATGTGCGAAGGCGAACGCCTGCGCCGCGGGCACCGACCCGAACTCGCGGACTCGCGTGAACGAGAGCGTGTGCGTGCTCAGGCCGCGCGCGTAGCGGTCGGCATACGTCGCGCGACACGGCCGTCGCTCGGCGTAGGTGACCGCGCGCGTCGGCCCCTGCAACTCGCCGTCGATCTGGTCGGTGGCGAGCAGCAGCGGCACGTCGCCGAGCGTGATGATCCAGGGCGAGGCAATGAGCATGGTCAGGCGCGTTCACTCGGGGAGCCGCAGCGGATCAGGCCGCGAGAGTCAGCGAGCCTTTGTTCAGCGAGTTTTTGAGAACCGCGACGGTGAGCTTCGGTTTCGGCACCGCGTTGCCCAGATCGAGATTTTCGGCGCTCATCTCGGCCCACACGCGGAGCATGGTCACGACCGTGCCGCCTTCCTGCTTGCGGGCGCGGAAGCGATACCAGCCGCGGATCATGCCGTCGCCGCTCATCGGCGTGAACTCATCGGTGATCGCCCCGCTGGCCAGCAGGACCAGCTCGTGAATCAGCTCGGTGAGGTCGTTGACCGTGAAGATCAGATCCAGATCGCTCTTTTTCGTGATCTTCTTTTTGCGGTGATAGCCGCCGGACTCGGAGGGCGCGATGACCTCTTCCGCGTCGATCTTCGGCTGATAGCCGAAACCCTCCACGTCGGCGATTTTCTGCCAGCTCGTGTCCGTCGCGCTGGGGCGCGCTGCGGCCGAAGCCTCGGCGAGTTTGTAGAACGTGGTCGCCGCGACCAGGGCGTTGGCATTGGCCGTGAGTTCCAGCGAGGTATTGCTCGCGATGCTCAGGATTTCGCCGGTCACGCTGCCGATCTTGATCGTGTCGCCGATCGCGAGTTCGGTGAGGAACAGCGTGTTGGTGCCGGTCACGGTGGCGTCGCCGTTGGCGGTCGCGGCCGTGCCGGTGAGATCGTGAAGCACATCGGCCGCGCCTTCGCGGATGATGTCGAGGAAGCCGCCGAGGATGTCTGTCAGGTAGTTCATGATGGGTGTGGGTCTGGTTGGTTTTGGTGGTTAGGAAATCGTGACCTGAGCGAGGTCGCTGGGGAGCCGAGGCGCGAGATAAGCGCAGGCGCGGACAAAGGTTCCGGCCGTGACTGCGAAGGGCACGGTGTAGAGCGTCGACTTGTTTGGGTTCTCCGCGCCGAGCGCGGTCTCCTCGGCGAGCGAAGGGCGCGGATATGCCTCATCGATCGTGAAATAAATCGCCGCCCCCGCCGTGCTGCAGGTGAGTTGCACGGCCGCCGCGTCGCCGCTGATCTCCGGAGTCTCGACCTTCTGCCGGCGCGGCACGACCACGCGGCAGCGCAGCTTCAGATCGTAGGCCAGCTTCGTGCCCGTCTCATCGATCGCACCGATCGGCGTCAGCGCATCTTTCGCCAGGGCGAGCCGGTCCGCGGCGCGGATCGGTCCCCACGAAACATCGTGGAGCAGCGTCGCCGCCTCGAAGGCCACTTCCTCGGCGCTGGCCCGCGTGCCCGTCGCGCCCATGTTAACCATCGGCATTTCCGCGATGCGCACTGTGGCGAAGACATCGAAGGCCGGCGCGTGCAGATCCGCGTCCGGCACGTCGCAGAGCGGCATGAAGACCGACAGCGCGATGCCGCTTTTGCCGCCTTGTTTGAGCAGGCCGGCGAGTGCGCTGTTGATCTTTGTATCGATCACGGCCGCGCTTTCCTTTTCGCGCGGGCGATAGACGAAGCTCGGCTTGTCGGCGAAGTAAGGCCACGATTTCAACCGGCCATCGATGTCGCGCTGCAGGCGTTCGATCGGGCTCATGTCAGTTGGTCCTCCGAGCCACGGAGGCGTTCCTGCGCTGGGTTACATTCGCATACGTCGCGAGGCCGCCGATCGCGCCGCGGCGGATCTCATCGACTGTCGGCAACACGCCCTGGTCGCCGCGAACGGTGACCGAAGGTTTGAGCCAATACATCACCGCACCCGCGCCGTGCGTCGCCGACTCACCTTCCTTCGCGAGCCGGACGCGGCCTTTGTTTTTGCCGCGTTGCAGCGCGACGTGCGTGTCGGCTTTCTGCACGAGCGCCATCGCCCCGCTGCGGAAGCGCACGAACTGCAGGCTGTCGAACTGGCGTGGCGATTTGCCGTAGGCTTCGGTGCGCGCCGGGATCGCGAGCAGCTTCTTGGTTTTCGGGAACACCGTGCCGCCGAAATAACGCAGCGCCACTTCGCGCGGCATGTGGATGAAGCCCGCCTGCGCGGTGGCATCGGCCCGCGTGCCCGCGAGCATGCGACCCCAGAATCCGCCGCGCGCGCCGAAGGGATTGACGTTGCTCGCGGAGAGCCCGCGAAAGTGTTGCTGAAACACAGGCAAAGCGCCCTCGGCCGCGGCGCGGTTGAGCGCGGCCGTGTCGCTAAACGATGCGAGCTGACCATCGAGCCAGGGCGTGATTTCGTCGCGAAGATCGATCGTTGTGCTCATGACCGGGACGCGCCTCCTTGCCGCGCGTTGAGAAGCAGGCGCAACCGACGTGCGCGATTGCGCAGCCTGAGCATGCCTCCCTGCAGTCGAAGCCGAGGATCGGCTGAGAGTTGGCGCTGCAGCGCTTCATCAAACCGCTCCGCACTCACTTCGAGACCCGCATTGAGATCGCGACGCATGGCGGGAACGCGCGTCGTTTCGTTGAGCAGTCCGAGGTCCATAGCCTCGGCGCGCGGGACGGCGATCAAGCCCATGCCGCTGCTGAACGCGAACGGCGCCCAGGGATTGCCGAGCGTGTCGGTAAAGCCACCGGCCCCATCGCCCAGGGCCTGCCAGATCGGATGATTCTTGAGTGCCACCATGCGGCCCGTGGCGATGCTGTCGGTGCTGCCTTCCGCAGTCGAAGCCGCGCGGGCGGCCGGCCAGCGTTCACCGGCCCAGTCCCGCGGCATCCTCGCCGGACGCGTGCGCACGAGTTCCAGGGCGGGATTTACATCGAGCGCGGTTTCGTCCTGGCCGCTCTGCCATTGGCCAAAGCCCAGCGTGTCCATCACGTTGGTTTCCACCTGCAGTTGTAGCCGGGCGTCCGTGGTGAAGTCCTTGATCGTGCCCTGGTCCGCGCCGGGATTGTAACCGAGCCGCCGCAGATTTTCGAGGAGCTGAGCTTTCGCTTCCGGGATCGAGATCATGCGATCCGTGCCGCTGTGCCGCCCGGCGACTTCGCCGCCTTCGGTGATACCACCCGCGATTTTTGCGGCGAGGTCGCCGAGGAGCTGCACCTGGTCGGCGATCCCGAGCTGCGCGCTGAAGATTGAACGCCGGCGCAACTCGGCATCGAGCGCGCGCAGCTCCGCTGAAGTGAGCGATGTCGGCAGCGCCCGCTTCTCGCGAGCAAAGGCCAGCGCTTCCGCAAATGGCATGGGCTCGGCAAACATCATACGCCGTCCTGAGCCTCCCGTGAAAATCGTTGCCGCTTCGGCGTCGTGCTCGGCACGGCCGCGCCGCCCTGTTCGCTGGCGGGTGCGGGCACCGTTGGCTCTTCCAGGCGGAACTCTCCGCGCTTGCAATCTTGTAGAGTCTTCTCGGCGGTCTCGACTTCTTTGTCCCGTAGCGGTGTGTGCAGTCCCTCCATGCCTGGCAGGCGCGAGAAGGTCGTGCGGCGCGCGAGCACGAGCACTACCTGCAGGAGCTTCTCCGGGATCGTTCCTTCCGCCCCGAGCGAGATCTCGCGAGGCACGTAACCGCGGCAGTGATTCGTCCACCGGATCAGAGCCGCTTCGGTGACCGAAGTTCCTGTCTGACCGTCGTCGAGCACGGCCGTGGTGATGGAATCGTATTCGCTGCCCGAAACGATTTCCTTCAGATCCGCAACGGTGGGTGTGATCCAGGCCATGTGGTGAGTGGTGAAAAGAGCCCCGCCGGGCCGCCCCTCGGAAAAACCTGCGCTCGACCGTGCGCAGAAAAAGCCGAGGGACGGCTTTCGCGGGAAAGTGCGCTAGTTGCTGTCGCGGGTGACGACGACGCTGGTGATGGTCACCGCCTGATCGGCGATGGCATTCTGAATCGTCGCCAGGCGCACATAGGCGATGTTGCTCGCGCCGCCGCCCGCAACATTTGGCGGGAAGTTGTAGAACCCGACGACCGGCGTCGTGCCGTTCGCCGCAAAGGCCGCGGAGAACGGCTTCAGCGTGGTCCAGGTCGTTCCGTCGAGTGAGACGGAAAACGCGAACGTCACGTTCGAGGTGCCCGCGCCGGCCGCGACAAAAGTAGCGACGATGCCGAAGCCGCTTCGCGCATTGATGGTGAACGCCTGCGAGGTGGAAACCTCAGTGGACGCCGCCGCGATGCTGCTGTCGGAGAGCGTGAGAGTCGTGGTTTTCTTGGGGACGACCTGCGCGTGGGCAGGTGGCCCCGCGACCGCGAGCACGCTGGCGATGGCGAGAATAGGAATGAAGGCACGGATGGATTTCATGATGTGGAGTGGATCGGTTTGGTTGGTGTGGTTTGACTGACCGTGAGGTCTGGCACCTCCAAAGCCGCCGGCCCTTGCGGGCTCGGCGGCTGAGTGGTGATGCGGATCGAAACCGCGCGAGTGGGTTAGCTGATGACCAGAAGCCGGGCGCAGGACTCGCCGGTCTTCTTGATGTCCTCCGACCAGTCGGTTGCGTAGATGTCCGAGCTGCTCTGCTCTTCGCGATATTCCTTCACGTCGCCCATCAGCACGTCCGAGGTGCTGAAGCACTTGAAGGCGCTCGGATCGTTCTCCGTGGGGTTCGGTTCGGTGTGCACGATGAGCGCGTAACCAGCCATCACGCGGGCCTTGGCGGCGGCCGCCTGGCCGCGCTTGGTCGGGGTGTAGGTGACGCCGGAGATTTCCAGCTTCACCGGATAGAGCAGCCCATCGATGAGCATCTCGCGTTTGAGGCTCAGGTTATCCTTGAGGCCCAACCGCTGCTTCACTTTCGCGTTGGTGCGCAGAGCGCGCCATTCCGCGACGCTCAGGATCAGCGCCTTGTTTTCGGTCGTGCCGGTATCGAGGCTGATCGCGTCGAGCTGCTCATCGAGCTGGTCGATCGGATCGATGTCGTCATTCGACCAGTTGCCGCGCTGCGGCACCGGCGTGAGGTTCGCGAACGCGAAATCCGCCACGCGCTTGGCGTAGCTCGTTGCCTTCTGGCTCGTGAGCGTGCGGATCTTGAGCTGGGCCTGCTTGTCGGCCGGCATGTTGGGTCCGCCGAGATCTGCCTCGAAATCATCGAGGCCGATTTCGATGCCCTGCGGTTTGCACGCGTAGGTGCCGTCCGCGGCATCATGCGTGATACGAGTGCGTGGACCTCCGAGCGCCCGCGCCGTTTCCGGGGCGCTGAAGGCGTTGCGATCATCGAAGATCTTGAAGGTTCCGGTGGCTGCGCCGACCTGAACGATCGGACAGATGAGATTGGCCAGGGCAAAGGTCGCGAGGCGATCCTGCATGAGGCCGTAGGCATACGCCGTGAGAGGCGCGTTGAACTGAGCTGTGCTGCGACGAGATGGCATGATGTGTGTGTGGTTCTCTGAGTGGTGGGTTGAGGCGTTTAGGCGAGGATCAGCGGAGTGCGCGGGAAGGCCGCGATCAGATCCGCGGCGACGCCGCCCTGGTTGGCGACGGCGACCTGCACGCGCCCGCCGGCCCCGGCGTCGGTGATGAAGGTGCCATCATTGGATTGCGTGAGTTTCGCGCCGCGGGCGACCACACCCGAGATCTTGAAATCGACTGCGCCATTGACCGCGCCAAGGATGGCGACGGAGATGCCCTGGGCGACGGTGCCGCCTTCCATGATCACGCCATCGATCGGGACCGTGGCGCTGGCGCTGAGGGTGGCGACGTTGCCCGCGAGGGTGACGCCGTAACCTTCTTTGCCGGTGTAATCGCCGGCCGGAATGAAGAACTCGATTCCGTCGGCTTTGCGTTTGAGACTGCTCATAGTGGTTTGTCTATTGGGATGTCTGTCTGGTTGTGGTGGGTGCGGGTTATTGGAAGAGCGCCGGCTGCTCCGCGCGGGCGCGATTCATGGCGGTGGTGGCGTCGCACTTGTCGCGGTTGCGGATGGTCGCGATGACGCCCTTGATCTTTTCCGCGCGTTCGCGGTCTTCGTCCTGGTTGGCCTCTGCGCCGGGCTCTTTCGCTGTCTGACGATTGGTCAGCGGCTTCTTGGCTTCCTTCTGCGTGCCCTCGTCCGGCTTGACGCATTCGCCGAGGAAGGTCTTCCGCTCTTCGCGGTTTTTCATCGGCAGCAGCACGGGCGCGAGCTTGTCGCGGCGGGCCTGGTCTTTGACGCCGTGCTCATCAAGCAGCGCGTCGATCTGTTCGCGGTCGAACGCAGCGACGCGATTTTTGAGGGTGGTATTCTCGGTGGTGACTGGGCCGAGTTTGGCTTCAGCTTCCGCGAGACGGGTGAGGAGCTTGGAGATCTCGGCGACGCAGGCGTCTTCCGACGCTGAATCCACGAGCCCCAGCTTGGTGGCGATTTGCTTCATGTGATGTGGGTTTGGCTGTGGTTGTGCCGCGGGTGCGGCGGGTGATTCGGTGCGGTTGGAAAGCGGTGCGAGGCCGCGCATGTTCGGGTTGTTGGTCAGGCCCGCGCTGTCGAGGCGCAGCGGGCGGATGCGGCGACGGCCCTGCCCATCGCGGCCGAGTTCCTCGACCTCCGAGGGATCGAAGGCCGGCGAGATGAAACGGAAGCGCCCGTTGACCAGCGCAGCTTCGCCCGTGTCGCTCCAGCGTGGGCGCGCCATCAGCTCGCCATTGCGGATCTCCAGTTCCTGCGACCAGCCCGCCGCTTCGCTCGATTTATCGGGCTCGTAGGAAAAGTGGTCGAAGTCGATGCGTGAGGATTTGTCCGCCGGATTGAAATTGCCGATCATCGCGGTCAACGCGGGCACATCGACGACCTGGACAACTGTCTCACCAGTCTCCAAGCGAATCGGCGTCTCGCCATTTTCCACGAGCGGAATCCAGCCATCGGCGGGGAGTTCAAAACGGTTGCCGGAAGCGGCACGGTTGGTGATCGGTTTCATGAGCGAGTGGCGAGGCCGGTGACGAGCGCCGAGCCAAGGAGCGCGCGATACGCCTCGATCGAGGCGGGCGCCTTGAGCAGCTCGGGAGTTTGTTTGGTGAGGGTGTCGCGGAACTCTTCGAGCCGGGCCGCGAAGGATTCATTCGGGCCATCGAGAAGCTTCGCGAGCGCCGCCCGCAGCGGTTGCAGATCGCGGTCATTGGCCGTCCCGACGAGTTGTTCGGCCCGGTCGAGGAAATCTTCGAGATCGTACTCGGCGGCGGCATTCGACCGCGCGCGGTTCAGTAACATCCGCTCGCCAGGCAGCGCGGGCGCGGCCGGCGCTGGTTTCAGCTTCACCTGGTAGCCAGTCTTTTCCTCGATCTGTTCCGCGCTGACTTCGTAGCCAGCGCTGCTCAGTTTCTCCACATCGCCCACGAATTTCGAGGCGTCGGTTTCTTCGCTGATGCAGAGATCGAACCAAGCCAGCGCGGGCTTGCCGGGAAAGTTCTGCTCCAGGATCGAGGCATCCACGCCGCGTTGGAAAAGCTCCGCGATGCGCCGACCTTCGCCGCGCGCGATGCGCTGGAAGGTCTCCATGTGCGCCGCGCCGGCCAACGTGCCGCTGCCACTCTCCGCGAGCATCGTGAGCATGCCGCCCGTCCCCGCGAGCACGAGCTGCCGCTGCAGCCATTCGAGATGTTCCTTGAACGGGTTGTTTCCGCGCGGCTGATCGTTGGGCGCATACTTGCTCCCGTTGGGCAGAGCGCCACTGCCGCCCTTGGCGCAATCCGCGGCGCTCGCTTCATACTCCGATTCCTGCCCCTTGGGCACATTCGGCGGCATGATGACGATGCCGCCGGGAATCCCGTAGATCTCAATGAACGCGTCCCAATCCTTTTGCGAAAGGCCCTCACGAACCCATTTCGTCAGGGCGATGCGCCCGACCGGCCGCTTCACTTCGCGGATGAGGAACGAGGCGGGATCGATGAGCAGATCGGCGGGCAGCGAAGCGAAGCTCGTGGTCCGCGCCTCGGGATTGTATTTCCACGCGCCGCGCGAACCGTCGCGCACGACGTTCCATTGATCGACGGGCTCCAGGTGATAGAGATCGCCGTCGGCGTTCTCCCACTTCTCGATGTGAGCAAAGCCGCGGAACGTCGCGATGCCAAAATGCTCGATGGCCTCGTAGAGATTATCGATGCCCTCATACGCTTCGCGCAGAGCGGCCTGCTGTTCATCAGCCAGGACGGCATCAAAGCCGCGCGGCCACAGGATGACTTGCTGGTCGTTTTTCTCCGGGGCGACCTGCTTGATCTGCCAGTCCATTTCCAGCAACGCGGAGAGGCGCAGTTCCATGATGGCGGCCAGCGTCGGGTCCGATGATTCGATGCCGCTAAAGGGCGCGCCAAACGTCCACATCAGATCCGCGAACTCGCCGCGGGCGTAACTCTCGATCAGCGACGCGGCGCGGCGCATCGTCAGCCCGCGCACCGGGTTGAGCGTGTCGCGCCAGCGGTTGGCCGCGCCGACGGCACGAGCCATGGTGACCGGCCGGGGCTGAGCGACGGATTTAGGAGCGCGCGTAGCCATCAGCAGTCCAGGCTCCTTTCACGTTTGGAGACGAGGCGACCACCGCCGCGTGGAAAAGCGATCGGCTTCGGTGGGGCGACTTCGATCCGCGATGCTCCGCACTCCATTTCCGCCAGCGCCGAGTAACCATTGGCGAGCAGAAGATGGTTGATACAGGCATCGACGTAGTCGCCGAGCGATCCGTCCTTTTCTTTTTCGCGCTCGGAGCCGGTGACCAGGTGCGAGGTGAGCAGGTTCACCATCGGGTCATTGCCAATCGGCAAAAGCAGCGCGGGCTCTTCACGCATCGCCCCGGCGATGACTTCCTGAGTTCCTTCGGCCGGAGTGAGGAGTTCGCGCACCACGCGATCGATCGTCTCGAAACGGTTGACGTTGATGAGCGGGACGAACTTGGTAACGCCGCCTTCATCGTATTTGTCGAAGCCGTGCTCAATGCCACCGCCGAGCTTCTTTTTGTCGAAGCGAACCACGGCGCAGCGGAGATTGCGCCAGCGACCATTGCGCCCGTCCCAAGTCAGCCCTCCAGGGAAAGTGATGTAGGCTTCCTTGTCCGCCAGCGAAGAAGCCACCGGCCAGGCCGCTTCCTCGATCGCGGCGAGGCCGTTGAGCGTGAGCGCGATCGTGCGCGATTCGCTGACCAGCGGGCGTTGATCGATGAAGAGCGCTTCGAGGCCGATCGCTTCAAAGAGCGAGATGGTGCGCCGCACGACATCGGCCGCCGGGATCTTCGCGGCGAAGCTGGCGCGCTTGCGGGCGGCGTGCTCGCGTTCACGGGCCATGAACCAGCACTGATCGCCCATATCCAAGCCGCCGAAAGTTGGGCGGCCGTCTTCACGAGTCAGCCGGAGATGGAAGGGCGCGATGCTCTGGGCGCGCTGGATGATCTCCGGGGTGAGCGCCTGCGCGCTGGATTGCGGCAGCGCGAGCACATCGCAGCGATAGACGATCATCGCGTCGGGCGAACTGATCGCGCCTTCGTCTTCGTCGCAGAAGCCATGCACGAGTTGCGCGACGCTGATCGCGTCAATCGAGAGTTGTGAGATCCGGAGCGTCCAGTTTTCGCTGTCGAGCTTCTCCGGCTTGCGATGGTAGCCGAGCGGGTGCTTCCGATTCAGCGGCGCGCCGGTGTCCGGATGCGCGAGGTAGTAGGTCGCCGAGCGGTCATACTTCCACGACTGCGCTTCGTCGCCGTCGCGCTTGAACGCGCCCGACCAGGTCAGCTTCGGATCGCGGGGGGATGGCGCTTCGCCGAGCTGGCGGCGGACGATCTGCGGGAAGTGTTCCTCGGGATTGATCCAGCCTGCGGGTTGAAAGCTGATCTCGTCACCAGGCTCCGTGTTCCTGACGAGCATGCGCTCGCCCGATTCCGCACGGTTGATGTTGAGATTGCTGCCGAGCAGGATCACGCCCTGGCTGCCATCCTTCCACACCTTGTTCATCCCGCGCCCGGCGATACGCTGAGTGCCGATGTCCAGGGAGAAGCGCAGCGGCGAACTCGTGAGACGGCCGCGCACGAACTTCCCGGTCTTGTCCGGGATGTCGTCCACCTCATCCTTGGCGGCGATGTCGAGCGTGTAGCTGGTCGGGATCTTCTGCAGGCCGAGCACGAGGCCGTAGCTGCGGCGTTTCCCGTCGGTCACCATGAACGCCCCCTTACGGCTCACCGACTTGCCGCTTTTGTTCACGGCCTTGCCGATCTGCGTCATCTGCGCGAGCCACTCGATCTGATCGATGACATCGGGGCGCAGCTTCGTATCGACCATGCCGGCCGCGAGCGCTTCGTCGGGAAGGAACATCCCGAACCGCAGGAAACACTGCCCGGTCGCGTAACCGGCGAAATTTAATTCGAGGATCGTCTTGCCCCACTGCGCGCCGCCCGCCACGCCGCACCGCGCATCCTTGATCGGCGTGCCGGTATGCGAGCCGAGCACTTCATCGATCCGCCTCACGATGAGACGGATCGCTTCGCGGCCCGCGAAAGAAAACGCGGTGTATTCGCCAGGGCGCGTCTGATCTGGCACCCGCGCGTCTTTGAGCAGGAACTCTTCAAAGCTCGCGCGCGGCGGCACATCGACGGTGGGTTTTCCCGCGCCGGTGACCTTCGCTGTAAGTGAGGCGACGGCGCTGCTCATTTCTGAATGGCGAGCTGCAGCCGTTCGAGCGCCGCTTCCGCGGCGGTGTTGCCTTTCACCTGTTCCGCGATCTCCGCGAGGCCGGCTTCGACCTTCGTGCGGATCGACGCCTTGAACTTTTCCTTCTCCAGATTCAGCGCCGCCTGGGAACGCGACTCCGCGACCTTGCGCAGTTCGAGCTTCGCCTTCTCCAGCTCGGCTTTGGTCTGCGCGGTTTCCTTGGCCAGGCGCAGATACTCCAGATCCATGAACGTCTCCGAGTCCCCGCCCGCCGAAGCCATCGCCGTGAAGTAGCGTTGACCTTGCTGCGCCACCCACTCGGGTGCCGCCTCCGGGCATTCCGTCTTCAGCGCTTCCTCGAAAGCCGTCGTGCGCAGATCCAACGTCGAAAACATTTTCTTCGCTTCGTAGAACGGCCGCCACTCGCTGAGCGACGACATCAGACCCCGCAGCGATTGTTTGCAGCCAAAGTCCGAGAAGTCCGACAAGCACCGCTCGGCCACCGATTGCAGCGTGGCGTCCTTGGCGCGCAGCCAGCCATAGATGACCTCCTGCGTGCATTCCGGATGCAGGCCGAGTTCCTCCGCCTCCGCGCCGTTCATGGGCAGGTTTTTGATCCAGCTTTTGGCGTGCGGTTTCCTCATTCACTTTTTGCCCTCCGGATGTGAGGGTTCCGCGAGACCCCCGTTTTTCGGGCGGTCGTCTTGGCGCGGCGCGGAAAATACCGGCCCATGCACGCTCAAAAACGGCCATTGCACGGTCCGGACCCCGCTTTGTGCGGTTTGCCCCGTCCAAACGGCGCTTAGGCGGCTTGGCGGGCATTTTTGGATAAATGGGCTTTTCATGAAATCCGGAGCCTTCCTTCGTCGGTTTCCTTCCACATGGTGCCGAAGTCTGCGTTGTGCGTTCCTTTGACATCGCCCTCGGTTTCCATCCGCCGCAAAGCGAGCGTCACATCGGTGGCCGTGGTCTCGATCTGCAGCCGCTCCCGGATCTGATCGGCGATGATGGTCGCCGTCAGCGCGCGCCGACTGGCCGCGAGCATTTTCAAAATGGCGCGTTCCAGCTTCACGACTTGCGCCCTCCGATCGCGCCGGTGTCTTTGAGCAGCGCGATGAGCTTGCTCGGCATGTCGTTAATCTGCTGCCGTGTCTCGCGGGCCTTGTCCTCGATCTCGGCGCGGAGGCCGTCCGAGACCTGATCGATCTTCGCGTAGATCTTCGTCGCCGTGACGTTGTTCGCCTTGATCGCCTCGGTGAACTTCGCGTCGATGTTCTTGCTCAGATCCTTGGCCTGCTCCGCGGCTTCCTGCCGGCGGTCTTCGATCATCGCCAGAAACGTTTGCGATTCACCCCGGCGATCATGCTCCATTCCGTGAATGTAATTCTCCAGCTTCGTGAACCGCTCCATCGGCACGAACTCGACCTTGCCTTCCACGGTGATGGTCGAGTTGGTCAGCTCGGCCTTCACCGGCTGCTCGACGATCCGCGTCTCGCTCGGTGCATCTTTTACCCCCGCCTGCTGGCGAATGTATTTCCCGATCGTGAAGTGGTAGCCGATGAGCAGGACGACGAGCGCCAGCGCGCCCATGCCAAACTGCGTCTCGGTGAGCGTGATTGCACCGAGGATCGCCGCCGGGGCGCGCATCGACCCGCCAAGGCTCAGCGCGCCACCGGACGGCATTCCTACGGCGCATGGCGTCGCCGCGAAAGCAATGAGCACAAAAGTGAAGAGGAGTTTCATCATCAGGGGTTGCGCAGGAACTGGCCGCGGAGCGCGAGCCGGTGAGTGTTGACCATCCGCCGCAGGAGCACGCCGACGCCGAGCTGCTCGCTCCGCGCGGTCGAGGACCACTTGCCGTCGGCGACGTATTTGCCGCCGGCATAGTGCGCGCTCCCCGCCCACAGGTAGGGCGACCGCACCTCGGGATGGTAGAGTCGATAACCGAAGCCGTTGAAGCGCTCGGCCTGGAAGAGCATGCCCGCCACATCCCAATGCGCCCAGGTGCGCAGCCCCTTCATTTCCATCGCGTCCCACGCGCTTTCCTCCCAGGTGCCGGGCGGCGACCAGCGCAGCGGCCGGCCGGCCGGGACGTTCACCGTTTGCTTGCGCAGCCAGTCGCCGTTGTGCAGATGCCGCAGGAAGCTCAGCGAGCATTCCATGTTGTGCAGGCACCCGATGAAATACCAGGGCACCGAGACGAGCTTGTTGGCTACGGCTTCGTAGCGTGGCTGCTGCGCAAAGATCGCGTCGACGATGCGATCGATCTCCGCCAGGCGGCCCGCGTCGAGATCGCAGGAAACGAAGAGCCCGTAATACTCTTCGCGCAGTTTCTCGAAAGAGAGGTTTGGTTTATTGGCCATGATCAGCGGAGGGAAGGAGCGAACCGAAACGTCGGCACGGGATCGCGAGTGACGGGAAGAGACGCGCTCACCGGCGCGGGAGTCGGCGCGGCAGCGACCACCGGCGACGGCACGCATCCCTTGGCGACGATGAGCAGGAGCGAAATGCCCGCGAGGGTCGCGAGCCAGGGCCGCAGATCCGTGCGCTCGATCGCGCCGTGCGTGGAAAGGAAGGCGCGCAGTTTCATGCCGTGACCTCCTGCCCGACCTGCTCCAGCAAGCGCGAAAGCGATAGATGCGCCGGGGCGACGGCAGCCGGGCAGATGCGCGCCAGCAATTGGACGCCACCATGCTCCAGCGCGGCAAAGACGAGTGAGCTGCAAAACCAGCGCTGCGGATTACAGTCCGGCTCGCGGCGCGTGACGAACCGCGCGCAGCCCCGCCAGTCGTATCCCTTTCCGATCTGCCCCCCGGCAAACAACAGCGCCTTCGTCCAATCGACCGGCGCGGCGACGCGAAAGAGATCCACGACCGTGCCCGGCATATGCACCGTGCCGAGCGTCTCGTTGCGCTTCACGCCGCCGCGATGCCAGCTCTCGATGATCGAACCACCGCGCAGCCGGATGCCGGCATGCGAATAGATCGAGCGCGTCTGCCACCGGACCAGCGTCGAAACCACACCGACGCCGCGATACAACGCGATCAGCGGTTCGTAGTGGACTTTGTCGAGGTGTTCGGCTGGCATGCCCGCGACGTTGCACGGGTTCCCGAGGCTCGACTTTTCCCGGTTCCGCTAAATACCTCCCATTCCGGGATAATTGCACCCAAACGGCTCCCGACCGCTCTTCCGCCGACTTCGCTCTTGGTTTAGATCACGCCTGCCCAGCGGGCGAGCCAGTGGCACACCACGCAGATCAACACGATGATCAGCAGCATCCGCACTGCCGCGATGGTCCTTACCTGAGGCGAGCCACGCATCACGCCGGGAGGTGCCGCTAACGCCGATCGAGCGAACTGCCCTGCATCTTACTGCCACCGCCAAAAGGCAGAGGAGTCGCAGGAGACGCGTTGCGCGAAGCGCCGAAAGCCGGGGCGGTGCTGGGTGACTGGCCCCGCGGAGCGGTTCCATCCGCCACGTAGCGACGAGCGCGAACCGTCTTGGTTAATCCGTTGAGCGCCGTGTATTGATACTTCCCATCCTCGGCCGCATAGACCGCCACGTCTTGCTCCACCAGGGCCTCGGGTTGTGGGTGACCGCGCAGTAGAATCGGATCAGCCGCCATCCCGCTGATCCGCTGCGTAAGCGTCGTGGGATCGATCAACACACCATCGGGAGTAAGCTGAAAACCACGCCCCCTCAGTAGCTCACCCCGCTTGGCTTTGACCTGAATCTCCTGCGTCAGTTGTCGCTGAACCGCAGCCGGCAGTTGGTTAAATGGAACGAGCGCCGAACGTCCGGAGTTTCCACCGCCCTTGACTTCCACTAAACCGCTTTCGTTTTGGATGCGGAAAGTGGGGTTGGTAAAGGTGTTGCCCTGCCAGACAAATGAACCGGCGGACTGTGCGCACGCATGACACGCGGCGAGAGTGAGCACTGTGATGAGGCGGGCCGTTTTCATAGTTGGTCTTTCTTTCTTGTGTTGAATTCGATCCGTCCGATCAGCGCGATCACCTGTCCGATGCCGGCCAGGAACAGCGCCTGAACCATTCCCACCACCAGCGCGAGGAGCGCAGTGCTCGCAGACTGGCCAATGGTGAACATGGCAAAAAGAACCGAGAGGCCAGCAAACCCGCACGCCGCGAGATAGAAGATCGTCGCGAGAATGGGCGTCTCTGGAGCGCGGCGAAATTGCACGGGCGGAGTTGGCGGCGGCGCGGGTTCAGGGCGCGGCGGTGTTTGCACCAGCGGCCTCGCCGCCTCGATCTCTTCACTCAGTTCGCCGAGCGACCGCCACTCGGTTCCTTGGCGATAGTGATGCTCGGCGGAAAGTTCCCCGGCAATCCACTGCTCAGCGATCTTCGCCAGCGTCATCTCCTGTAGTCCGTTCGGCCCGGCGACGGTGTAGGTTTTCATGGCATTCAATATTGCGTTGGATCGCGGCGGTCATTGTGCTTCGTCGAGCGATGCCGCATGCGCCGACTAAGCTCCTGCTGATACGGCTGAACCATCCGTAGCCGCTCATCCGCCGAAAGACCGCGGGCGGCCAAAAGCTCGTCCACAATTTCCGCGAGCAGTCGGTCCGATAGGTGCCTGGATTCGCGCGCTGGCGACCCGTAGTTTCCTTCTTCCTCGCCGACGTGAGTTTCTTCTTCCGGCGGCTCAGAGAACTTTCCGACCAGTCCCGCCTCACGCTCCAAGACAGTTAATTGCTTGAGAAAGCGCGGCCCAGGCTCCCTCACGCCCTTCTCCACTTGGGAGACGTAGTTGCGATCGTAGTCCATCCGCTTCGCGAACATGGAAATGTTCAACCCCAGCTCCTCCCGGACCCTTTTTGTGCGATGCGAACTATTTTGCATTTTTAGTTTGCATCCTCTCCTCTAAAGCTGAATAGATAGCACCTGCACAGAGCAACTGCTATCAAATGCCGACGATTCCGCAAGACAAATTCCGCATCGCTGCCAAACGTCGACTTCTCGACAGAGACATGTCGGTCACGGACCTGGCTAAAGCCCTTGCCCTGCATAGGAATACAGTGAGCCAGGCGATCAATCATCCCATCCTGCCGACAGTCCGCAGGCGCATCGCGCAGGAACTTCGGATGCCTCTCATCTGATATGAAAAAGCAAAACGCTCATTCACTAGTGGTGGGTTTTATAATGCGGACTAGTCAGCATTTACCGCTGACGGAACGTGCGGACTTATTTGCAGCTTTGGCCGAGATCGCTCCCAATGAGGAGGTCGCCGAACAGGCGAGGTATTTGGCGTTCACGCTCCGCACCGCGGAGACGGCGCAGTTGAAGTTTCAGGAACTCCTCAACCTCGGAGGCGAGAAGTAGGAACCCATGGGCGTGATCGTCTCCCAGCCGGCCGAGCAGATGACGTGGTGGAATCTTTTCTTCCGCCCGCTGCTCACGATCGAGCAGGCCGCAGAGCTGCTCGACGATGTGCATGCGCGCAGCGTCGTGATGCTCGCCGAGGAAGGCCGGCTCCGCGCCTGGAACATCGCCACGCGGACGGAGACGCGCCGCGAAATCCGCGTCGCGCTCTACAGCGTGCAATGGCTTGGCGAATCGACCCGGCGCAGCCGCAAACCACCGCAGGCTCACCCGGCAGTCGAACAGCTCTTCCCGCATTCGCGGCCCAACCTGCTCCTCCGCGAGGTCGCGCAATTTCTCCAGTGCGACGAACGCCACGTTCGCAACCTCGCGTTCGGCGGCCCGCAATTTTCCGAGCGGCAAAACCGCGTCGCCCGCACCGCCCTGAGCGCCTTCCTCAACGCCCGCGAACTCCACCTCTAAACCCGCCCGCCATTATGAAAACGTCCTCACTATATTTCCGCGCCGAAGAAGCCGTGTTCGCTGCGATCCCCGCGGAGTCGCGGGCGCTCATCGAACGGCATGACGAGTTGCACCGCGAGTGGCGACAAGCCGGCTTCCCGACACCGACACCGCCCGCCCTCGTCGCCGCGCGGGACGTGATCCGCCGCGATGCACAGGCCGAGATCGCGATGGAACTGCGGAGGCTCGGCAATGATGCGGCCTACGCCGAATGGGATGCCCGGCAGAACTCCACGCCCGCCGCCGCTCAAGCCGCCTGAACGATCATGAGTGCCGATCCTCTCCTCGACAAGATTCACACGCTCCGCCAGCGCCGCGTGATGGCGTCCGGTGCCGAGTTCATCCGCATCGAACAGGAACTCCGCGAAGCCGAGACGCAGCTCACCGATCGCGAGCTGAGCGAATACCTCGCCGGTGAATCGCCCCGCGCCACCGCGCATTCCGAAGGCCCGGTCAGCGCTGAGCCGGTCGCCGCGATCCTCGGCTTCATGCACGCCACGGGTTCGCCGCTCGTGCCCTTCCCGCCGCGCTCCGAACCGCTGCCGCCCGTCAACCCCACCCGCCGCGACTTCGCGCCCGGCGGCGAATACCGCGCCTGATTTCCCATGAGCAAATTCAACAAAGAAACCGTGTCCTGGCTGACGACCGTTCCCGCGTCGGACCAGAACTTCAAAAGCCACCTCGCCACCGCGACCCTTGCCGACTGCGAGGAAGCGCTGAAGTGGGAGATCAGCAAGAGCGCACACACCGCCATCGCCGGCCGGATGAAGAAGCTCTCCGCTCCAGGCAAAACCAAGATTTCGCCGCGCCCCTCGGCGACTACCAAGAAACCGGAGGCTGCCTTGACCGTGCCGCCTAAGTCCTCCGGAACGGGCCAAGTTTCGCAAGTGGTGGCGCTGCGCCCGGCGGCACGGCGGATGATCGGAATGGCCGGGCTCGTCGCGCTGCCGCCCACGCCGCACGTCGAGCACGGGCTGAAGGACATGACGCTGCCGGAGTTGGAAGCGATCGACCGTGGGTTGCGTGGATTGCCGGAAAGGCTCGAAGGCATGAGCGGCGTCGCGGCGGTGCTGAGTGGGCTCGTGCTGACGGAGATCAAAGGCCGGCTGAAACACGGCGAGTGGAAGCCCTGGCTGCAGTCGCACTACGGCAAAGCGTATCGCACGGCGGCGGTCGGAATGCAGATCGCGACGGCCTTCATCAAAAGTGCAGCGCGCTGCACATTTGAACCAGAACAGCTCACCCTTGCCCTCCTCGACGACACGCAGAGCGGGGCGCTCGACCTGGCTCATCCCGTCGTGGCGACCGTGGCGAAATGGACGGACGGCCGTAGCGCCCGGCAACTGATCGCTGAGGAGGTCGGCGACGGCCGCGCGAACAACCCCGGAGGCTTCCGCCCGAACGCGCTGTATCTCCGCGCGTGGCTCGAAGAGATGTATCCCAACCATCCGGAGTATCTGGAGAACGCCGACTGCTTCGGCGAACTCCCGCCTGAAGTGCAAAAGCGCTACAAGGCGGAAGGCCAGCGTTACGAGGAGCGGTTGACCGCGGAACAGAAAGACGAACTCGCCGCCGCCGACGCCGCGCGCCAATGGAACGCCAAAGCCGCGGAAGCGCTCCACAAGGCGCAAGACGCGCTGCACTACCACCGCGCCACCGACGAACAACTCGCCGCGCTGGAACAGGCGCTGGGCGACTTTCACGCCGAGGTGCGAAAGCATCTGCAGGAACGCGCCGGCAAGCGCCCGGCGAAGAAAGGAGCCCGCTAAATGATCTTCGCGGGAGAACAACTCACCATCGCGCCGCGCCGGCATTTGTTGACGTTTCCGGACGCCACCGAGCGCGCGGAGTTTTGCACCTACGACGCCGAGGAGCAGGCCAACGTGCGCGAGCTGCACGATGCGATGATGGAGATCGCCACGGCCAAGAATCCCAACCAGGGCTGCAAGCGGATCGCCAGCCTGCATCGCGGGCGCAAGGGTTGGAGCGCGTCGCACCTGCGCACCATCTACGACGAATGGGAAGAGGCGGGCCGCGACTGGCGCTGGCTGGTCGATGAAGCGCGGTTCCCGGCCGCCCGCGGCAAGCTGCTTTCACCGGTCACGCAGGAATGGGTGCATGACATGCTGCTGCAGAACCAGCGCAAGTTTGCGCCGATGATCAAAGCCATCCAGGCGCAGTGGCGCGCGTGGTGGCGCACAGGCAACGATAAATATGCGATCCCCGGCTTCGTCGATGAACACGGGAACCCGCAGTGCCCGCCGCCCGATGCCGGTTATCTCCCGCGCGCCCTGCAGGATCACAACCTGCGCCGGGTGAAGATCGAGAAGGCCGTGGTCGCGATGGTGCGCTACGGCTCGCACGAAGCGCGCAAGGTGTTGCCTTACATCCCCGGCACCCGCGAGGGCGTGCGCTGGCTCGAATACGTTTCCGGCGATGACGTGGAACTGGACGTGGCGGCTTACGTCCGCGGCTACGGCAAATGCCGCATGCTGCAGTTCGGGTTCTACGAAATGTCGTGCTCGGTCTATATCGAGGACGCGTTCATTCAGCGCCCGCGGCTGATGGGTGACGAGGGTTCGTGGAAAAAGCTCAAGCAGCAGGACTTCCTTTTTTCGGTCGCCAACCTCATCGAAAAACACGGCTGGCCGCTCGACTGGAAGATGCACCTGCTGTGCGAGAACGGCACCGCGACGATGAGCCGGGCGAAAGCGCAGTGGCTCTACGAGTTCAGCGAAGGCCAGATCATCGTCGGCTATTCGAGCATGGACGGCGAGTTCGTTGCCGCGTGGGAAGAGCGCAAGGCGGGCAACAGCCGCGCCAAGGCCGGGCATGAAGGATTCCACGGCATCCTGAAAAACGAGATGGGGCACCTGCGCGGGCAGCAGGGCATGGATCGCGACCATCATCCCGCGCTCGATTACGGCCGCGAGAAGGTGATGAACCACCTGGACAACGCCATCGTGCAATTGCCCGACGAAGCGGCGGACCAGATCATCACGCCGTATCTCACCACGCCGCAGATCTGGCGCGAGACCTTCGACGCGCTGCAGCGCATTCATCACAATCCCAGCCACGATTGCGAAGGGTTTGAAACGGTCTTTGAATGGCGTCCGCGCGGGATGATGACGGAGCCCCGGCCGATGTCGGAGATGCGGGCCTTCCTCGCGGCGAATCCGCGGTTGAAGGAAAGCGATCTCGAAGTGTTCGACCGCGTGGAAACGCGCGCCGAGCGCCGCGACCGGCTGAGCCGGCAGGGCCGCTTCATGGCCCCGCCCGCGGCGGCGCTCGTGCCGTTCTACGAAGACAACTGCGAGCTGCAGCGGATCGCGGCGGACGGCTCGTTCAACTTCATCAAGGAAGGCCGCAAGTTCCGCTTCCTCGCACCCGATCCGGCCGATCGCCTGCCGACCGGGGACAAGGTCGTCGGCTTCTATCGGCCCGATGGAGAGGTGCTCCACATCTTCACCGGCCGCGACACGAACCGCCGCTACCTCACGACCTATCACAGCGAGGGCAAGCTGCGCCGCGATGCCGATCCAGCCACGCGCGCCGAGTTCTTCAGCCGCAAGCAGCGCTACTTCGATCACACCTACGCCAAGACGAACAAGGCGACCGATAAGCAGATCCAAAAGGCTCGGGACGAGGCCGAACACAATGAGCTGATCCTGGTCGAGAACCAGATCCTCGCGCCCAACGTGCAACGGGGCACCAACGCCGCGATCGAGGCCGTGCTCGAAAGCGCCGTTACCGAGACGAAGGCCAAGCGCACGCGGGCCGCGCGCCAAACCTCCGAGCAGAAACTTTCCGATCTCGCGAACGCCGCGCTCTCCAGCGCCGGCGATCGCTTTGAACCCAACCACGAAAACCCACCCGCCAACTAACACCCGCCAAAATCATGATCACCGAAAACCCGCCAACCCCACCCGCGACGCCCAGCGATAAGCCTCGCAAATTCCGCCCCAGCAATCCCGAGCTGCGGGCCGAACTGAAAGCCTACTTCGACGTGCATCCCGACCTCACCCGCGAAAAAGCCGGGGTGAAGCTCGGCGTGCATGCCAGCTACGTTTCCAAGTTCATCTCCGGGAACAATGACTTCGACGTGGAGCCGATGGAACGCCGCGTAGCCGACTTCCTGAAGAGCGAGCGACTCCGTTCCAAGGAGGCCGTGCAGTTGTTCCCGACCTTCATCTCGCGCCGCATCGCGGGCGACCTGGCCACGATCCGCAAGACCGGCGACTTCGGCCTGATCTTCAGCGCGGCCGGCCTCGGAAAAACCAGCGGCATCAAGCTGGAGCAGACGGACAGTCCGCTCTCGCTCGCGCTGACCGCCAGCCGTGGCACCTCCGATGAAAAAGCGGTCCAGGCGAAGATCTTCAGCCTGATCGAAACCAAGTCCTGGGACGGCCGGTCGCCGAAGTGGGACTTCATCGTCAAGCACCTGAAGGATTCGGGACGGCTGCTGATGATCGACAACGCCCAGCGGCTCTCGCAAAGCGCGCTGCAGTATCTCTTCGATCTGCACGATGAGACCAGCCTACCGATCGCCATCCTCGGCAATCCCGAGGTCGAAAAGGTCATCCGTGGAAATGACCAGATGTTCTCCCGCATCGGGCTGAAGGACGCGATCACGCTGCCGACTTACGCCCTCTCCAAGGCCGCCGAGCGCAAGGATGTCGAGAGCGTGGTGGATGGCATCCTGCAACGCATGGTGCCCGCGTGGGCCGGAGTGCTGCGCTCGCTCGCGCTGCAGGTGGCATGGCAGCGCGGCCACTTCCGAGCCGTCCGCAAGACGATCACCCTCGCCCATGAAATGAGCCTGACCGGCGGAGCGCTCGCCGATCCGCGCACCGCCTTCCAGGCCGCGCATCTCAAACTCGTGCGCGACTTCAGCCTGGAGGGCGACGAATAATGGGACCGCTGATTCACGAACACGGCACGGCGACGTTGACCGTCGATGGTCTGCATGCCCGGCTTTCGCTCGATCCGGCATACGCCAGGGAGTTTGCCACTCTCGACGCCGTGGAAGTGGTGGCGGAAAACGACGCCTACCAGAAACGCGAACAGATCATCGACGGCATCCGGCTGGCTCGCGCGATCAAGTCGCACCTCGCGGCGGTGAACTATCACGCCGGCCTCGCCGAACAAAAGGACGCGGAACTCAACGCCTTCCTCGATCAACTGCCGGAGGAAGTGAAGAGCACGATCAAAGACGTTCTCGACGGCGAGCCGACGATGCACCTGGACGAACTCGAAAGGCAGGTGCGCGCGTGAAGACTCAGCCTCTCTTTTTGACGGCGGGCACGGTGCGCATCTCGCCGCGCACCGGCCGCCCGGTGCGGCGGTATGACGACTCGATCTCCACCTTGGTGAAGGCGCTCAGCTTCGACGATCGCGCGATTCGTAAGCTCGTGACGAAATGGCCGGAGGGCGCGCGGATCTGTCCGCGCGACCGGGCTGCCTATTACGAGCCCTGGCCGGCACACCTCGCCGCGATCCTGATCCTCGTCCTGGATGAACCCTGGACGGTCGGTTCCCAACTCGGCTACACGCCCCCCGCGGCCCGCGAGGCCCGCCCACGCTTCCGCGGTCGCCGCAGCGTGGTTGCCGTCAAAGCAAGCTACCTTTATGTGAGCGACCTCGCCCGGCTCGTCAGCCAACTGGAGGACTGCGCGCAATGATCCAGTTCACGCTCCGGATCGCCATCTCGCTCGGCGTGACCATCGCCGCGCACTTCATGCACTGGAGGTTTCCACGGTGAAGAAGACCCTCGCCAAACAGGACAAGCTGCCGCTGCAGCAGGCGCGCAAGGAAGGCGTGTTCCGGCGCAAGGATAGCCGGTTCTGGCAGGCGCGGTTCTACGACGCGCAGGGCTCCCTCGTTCGCCTCTCGACAGGCACGACACACGAATGCGCCGCGCGGGAATGGCTCGCGGTGGCCAAGCGTTCCTCGGCTCCGATTTCCGTTCTACCCCCCCCCGAAAACGTGCGCGGAGACACCGGAGTTCTCGAACTTTTTACCGCCTGAGTCATGAGCGCGCAAACCGATCTTCCATTGCCGCCGGTCACCGCGCCGAAGTCTCTCACGCTCGACCAGGTGCGCGACCTGCAGGCCGCGGCGCTGGCCGATCTCACGACAGCCGCACCGGCGCTAGCGCACTCGCTCGCCGTGCTCACTGTTGCAGCTCCGCAGGGCCGTCGCGCGGCTCTCGCGGCCCTGTATGCCGCGTGCCCGCCAGAACACCGCTCCCGTGTGCGCACGCTCCGCGCGCTTGCTCAGCTCCTCTGCGATGCCGAGGCCCACGAAGCCCGGCAACCCGGCTCCGCGCGCGCCGTGACCATCGGCCGTCCAACCGTCGCCGAGATCGTCGAGGCCCCGCGCTCGCTCACCGAATTTCAAGACCAACCCCAACAACCAAATCCATGACCACAGCAGCCAGCCAACCAAATGACTTCCAAAATCTCGCGAACCTCCTCTCGGTGTTTTCCGAGGCGTCCACGCAAATGACCGCCCTGCAGGCGGAGATCGATCAGCAGCAACTCGACGCGGTCGATGAACACAAGGCCCGCTACGCCGAGCTGCAGAAGGCGCTCACCGACTCCGAAGGCGCGATCAAGGCGCTCGGCACCGCGCACCCGGAATGGTTCGAGCAGGCCAAGAGCGTGAAGACGCCGTTCGGTGAACTGGCGACGCGCAGTGCCACGAAGCACGAAGCGCCCGACCCGGATCTGTCGATGGGCAAGATCCTCCACTGGATCGAGCTGGCCGAGAAACGCGGCAACATGGCCGAGGTCGCACTGCTAAATAGCTTCATCCGCGTCGAGCGCTCGCTCGATCTGGAGGCGCTGGAAAAGGCCGATGCCGACCTGCTCGCCCGGCTGAGTATCGTGCGCGTGACCGACACCAGCTACACCGTGAAAGCCGCCAGCGTGAAACTTGGCCAGGCGGTGAAGGCTGCAGACAAACGCGCGGCCAAAGCTGAGAAGAAGGGAAGCGAGGTGAAGGCGTGAGCGCGATCACCCTCGAAATCGAAGCCGCGCATCTGCGCGCGATCAGCGCCTTCACTTCGGTGGACAAAACGCGCTACGTCCTGCAGGGCGTTTTGCTCGAACAGGTCAAACGGGAAATTCGCCTGGTCGCGACGGACGGACGACGCTTGGTCGCTGTGCGGCCGCGCGCCTGCTACTGCGGCTCGGTCGATGATCTCGCGGTGATCGTTCCGGCCTGGTTGATCGATGCGATTCCACAGACGGCCCGCTTGGTAAAGCTCAGCTACGAGCCGGGCGCGCGGATCGAAATCGCGATTAGCGATCTGATTATCAGCGCCCCGCCGATCGACGCCAATTTTCCGAACTGGCGGCAAGTTGTGCCGAACGATGATTCCTTGTTGTGCGACACGCGAGAGCTGTCCGCCCGGCTGGAGGACTTCGCCGTATTCTCCGCGATGCTGAAAGCGATGGGCGAGGAAACCAAAGCGCGGGTGCGGACCAGTGGACCGGCGGGCGTGATCATGGTTCACGCGGTCACCGGCGCGGGCGAGGTCATCGGCCTGACGATGAACCTCAACCTTACGACTTCGCCGTCGCTGGCGTGGGCTCGCGATGGAAAGGCGGTGGCGTCGTGAGCAAAATTCCTCCTCTCCTCGTGCATGACATCGAGCGGGTCTCCGGCGAGGTGGACTGCCATGCGTTTGTCTTGCTGACTGCTCGCGGACGCGCGCGGGGAAGTTGCGAAGTCCTACTCGCGCGACAGACGGCGGGCTTGCGGCGTCTGTGGGTCGATCCGAAGACCAGGCGGCGGGGTCTCGGCCGGGAGTTGTTCACGGCGGCGGTGGAGGAGGCACGCCGCGCCGGCAAGTGGGCGCTGACGTGGCAGGTGAAGGATGACAACTCGGCGGCGATCCTCTTCTACCTGAAGTGCGGCGCGGCGATCGTGCATGACGACGGCGACGGGTATTACTGGATGTCGGTTCCGATCAGCACTCCGGAGGTGGCGTCGTGAGCCGCGAACTCGAAACGCTGAAGGATCAGCTCAAAGACGCGCGGCTCTTCACGCAGCATTTGCGCTCGCTGCTCGGCGTCGCGAACGATGAGCAGTTGCTGCACGCGATCGGTGGGCTGAAGGGATCGGAGCCGTTTGTCGATCTGGTCGATGTGATGACGGCGGCGCACGACAAGGACAACGCGCCGCCGACGATGGCCGTGGATGCGATGTCGGAGATCGACGACTGCATCGACATGCTGAACCTCAACTTCGAGGAGGAGGACGGCCCGGAGGTGATGATTCAAAACGTCGCCTCGCTCGTCGCCGCGGCTTTCCGCATGGCCGCGGTGCTGCAGAAGGACATCACACCGGAAAAGATGACGGAGATCATCGAGGAGAACCGGCCATGAAGATCGGCACAAAAAGCGTGCTCTTCGGGGCGCATCAATTCCTGATTCATCCGCTGTTCGTGGCGCTGGCGTGGTGGCAGCTCTACGGCTTCCCCTGGGACCCGCGGTTGTGGGTGGCGTTCTTCGTCCACGATCTCGGCTACCTCGGCAAACCAAACATGGACGGCCCGGAAGGCGAATCGCACCCGTGGCTGGGCGCGCGGATCATGGGCCTGCTGTTTGACCGCGGCACGCCCGACGTAAGCACCGCGGCGGATTGCCTGCTGACCGAGGCGCACTGCCTGCGGGAAAGCCACACTCTCGATGGCGAATGGGTGATCGAAGACGATGCCGATCGCGACGCTCACGACCGCTACGAAGAATATCTGGAACTTTCAGACGCACTCTACGCGCTGACGTTTTGGCAGGACTTCACCTTCTACCACTCGCGGTTCATGGCGCGGCAGCACGGGCGAGCGATCAGCCGCCTGTGCCTCGCGGACAAGCTGGCTTTTACGCTGGAGCCGTGGTGGTTCTATCTGCCTCGTGTGGTGGCGACGGGCGAAATCGCCGAATACCTGGCCGATCATGCGGACGGCAAACGCTACGGCGACGGCAGTGCGAGCACGAACTGCGGCCTCCGCCAATGGCACGCCGAGGTGGTGCGCTACCTCCGCGCCTACGTCGCCAAACACCGCGACGGCCGCGCCGACACCTGGACACCCGCGGTCACGGAAAGCGAGGGCGCATGAACCGGCACCCGCTCCACTGGCGCACGCTCCCAGCGCATCAGATCTCCGACCGCCGTGCCGCGCGTCTCCAGGCGCTTTGCAGCGTGCTGGTCGTCGCCTTCATCATCGCGGGCATCATCGGCCTGGCCTTCACCGCAAAGTTTCTCGGACTATGAAGACGCCCTACGAAGAACTCGGCGTCTCGACCGATGCGGACGCAGAACAAATCAAGGCGGCATTTCGGCGGCGGGCGCGCGAGACGCACCCTGACCAAGGTGGAGACAGGGAAGAATTTCAGCGGGTGCAGGCCGCGTATGAAGTGCTCAGCGACCCAAAGAAACGCGCCCACTACGACGCCACAGGAAGCGCCGGAGTCGCGCCTGGTGACGTGCCCACGGCCGTCGAGATGCTGCTCCGCGCGTTCGGTGAGGCGATCGATCACGAGGAGCCGGGCTTTGGTCAATTTTCCAATCCGCTGCGCCGGACGGAAAAGCTGCTCGCAGTCAGCGCCGCGGAAATCCGCCATGATCTTTCGCAGGCGCGCGCCGAACACCGGAGATTGACGCGACTACAAAAGCGGCTCGTGCGTCGGAATGGAGAAGCCCTGCTGGAGAGCTTGCTGGAGTCTCGTATCATGCCGATCGAGCGCCACATTGCGCGGGCTGAGGCTTTCCTTCAGCGGATCGAGGAAACTCTCCGGCTGCTCGACGGCTACGACTTCGCCGCTGCGGGCGAGGAAGACGCAACACGTGCGCTGCCGCCGCGGAAGAAACCGAGGGCGCGAAAGAAGGCAGTAGCCGGAGCCGGACTATGAAGAAGACCGACTCCATGAAGTGGAAATGCACGAGCTGCTACGCGGTCTTCGATGGCCCGAAAGATCACGCGCCGAAGGATGGCTGCGCCAAGTGCGGCTCGACGGCGGTTTTTGACATCAATGTTGAGCCGGTCGTGCTTTCCCAGGCAGCCGCGCAACGCCTGCAGATCGTCCCTCTGCAATACCTCCGCCGTTCACGCTCATGAACCTGACGATCCTGCTCCCGCTGCCCGCCGACGACGCGCCGAAAAAGGAGTGGGCGCTTTACCTCGCGGCGAATCACGAGCGCCGCGGCAACCACGACCTCGCGGCCAGGTATCGCACCTACGCCCTCACGCTCCCCAAATGAAAGCGCCTGAAGATCTCAGCTTCACGGCCGCGACGGGCCTGCGCGGGTTCGCGTTGGCGGCGCTGGCTTTCGTCACGGAAATCGCCGGGATGAAGGCGCACGATTTTGAACGTCGCGCCAAGAAACTCGGCGATGCCGCCGGGGCGCTGAAGATCGGCGCGGAGCGCGTGCTCGAAGTGACGACGCCTCCGACTGACATGGAGTCGATCGCCGTGCTGATGCTCGGCGCTCCGGGCGTGGTGCGCGGGTTCATTCAGCAGACGCTGAGTCTCGACCAGGAGAACGTGGTGCGCGTGCCCGGCGGCGCGGGCGCGTGGATTCATGGGCACGTTTTTCGCGCCGGGTATCGCGTCTTCATTCACACGGGCTCGAAGTTTGCCGAGGCTGAGCACGCGGATCTGCTGACGGCGGTGCGCGACGCCTTCGAGCGCACCGGGCTGAAGCTGCCGAAAGGACTGGAGGGATGAACGAAGACGGCCGCGATCATCTCCGGGCCTTGCTGGCCGCCTACACCGAAGTCACGGGCATTGAGTTGGGACTTGATTTTGCGCGGCGCACGACGCTGCGCGAGATCGATAAAAAAGGGCTGACGCCGGACGATATGCGCGCCGTGATGCGGCACCTGAAGTCCCTGGTGGAATCGACGGATAAACGGTTCACGGAAAGCTCGCTGCTTTTCGAGGTCGCGGTGGGCGTAGACAAGAGGGTCGGAAAATTTGAGAGCTGGGCGATGATGTTGCGGCGGACACGGCAGCGGGCCAAGCGCCCGGCCGCGCCGAATAGCGAAGCGACGCCCGTAAGCGAGGCTGAGCAGGAGCGGATTCGCGCGGCTGCCAAGCAGCACGCTGAAGAGCTGCAGCGGAAACTTTATGGAGGGCAGGCATCGTGAGCACGCGGACGAAGCAGGCTTTCGCCGATGGCCGCGTGGCGTATCGCGAAGGAAAGGACATCGGCCAGAATCCTCGCCGCTGTCCGCAGCAGCGGGAGGCTTTTCGCAAAGGCTTCGAGCATGAACAAAAGCTCGACCTGCAGCGCGACACGACGCCGGAGCAACGAGCCGAGGCGCGGGCCGTGGTCGGCAAACTGAAAGAGTGGGCGCTGACTCATCTCGGATCATGAACGCGCTCGCCTTTCCACCGGAGATGAAGGCGCAGATCGTGACCTGGGCGCAGCAGCTCCTGGAAGAGGAGGGCGCAACGGTGACCTGGCCGGGCGATGGACAGGAATGGCTGACGCTGGCCGAGCTGATCCGCCGCGTGCGCGCCGGGATGCCGGAGCCGAAGCTCAGCGCCGCGTGCCTGCGCTCGCGCGTGGGCCGCTCGGCGTGCCCGGATTTTCCGCAGCAACTCCACCCGAACGGCCGCCTGAAAGCGCTGGTGGCGACGCCGGAACTGGTCCGGTTTTTGACCCTGCCCGCGCAACCTGGGGAAGCACTATGACATCCTCGCAACTCGGCAAATATCGCAAGGAATGGGGCATGGTGAGGCGCGTCCTCCGCGCGGCCGGGTTGACGCCCGATCAGGCCGACGCGGAGCGGCACGCGCTGCACATCAAGGCGCTCGGGTTCGACAAAAGCTCCACGCTGCTGTCGAACGATGAGTTTGACGAAGTGCTGAAGGTTTTCCGGGCGATCTCTCAGCCGGCCAACGCACGGACGCAAATCGCCCTGGAGGAGATGCCGGAAACGCGGAAGCGGACCTACATCCGGCAAGTGCTCGCCGCGCTGGGCGAGGGCGAAGGTTACGTCGAGACGATCATCACGAGCATGCAGCGCAGCCGCAAATGGAAGAGCACGGGCGCGGGCTCGTTTCTCACTCTCGACACGCTGAAAAAGGACGGCCTGAAAGACGTGCTGATCGCTCTGAAGATCGAGTGCCGCCGCCGCTGGGACACGAAGGATCATCTCCTTGGCGAGATCCACACCCTGCGCATGGACAACGATTACCCGGAACTGGAGACGTCCGCGGCGATCATGCAGGAGCTGTGCATCACCACGCTGCCGCCGCTGGCGAAACTGGTCTATGAAGATCTGCTGGTCGTGTTCGGCACCCTGCGCCGGCTGGCCGATGGCACGCTGGCCTTCCCCGTGATCGCGAGCCGGGTTGAGCAACCTTTCTGAAGATGAACCAGCGCGAGGCCCTCATCACGGTGATTGATGCGGTGCGCGAGCAGTTCCCGGAGCCAGAAAAGCGGCTGGCGAGGGCGCTGAAACTTCTGGAGATGCGGGCCGAGGTGCTCCGGGATCGGGCTGATCGTCGGGCTCACAAGCGCAGTTGCCCGTGTGGCGAGAGGGAATGCCTGGGAGTCGTGTGCTGGGAGTGCTTCCACGCGGCCGGCGCGGAGATGCAGCAGATGTGGAAGCTGGCGAAGACGGACGAGGACAAGCGGATCGCGGCGCGCGGGTTGATCCGGAAGGCTATTCAGCGGCGGGAGGCTCGGGACTTGTGAACGGTATCAAAACGGTCCATTCTCGCGTCATGCAGGAGCCGTTCATGAAAACCGCCAAGGTCGGGAATATGCCCGAAATCCTTACCGGAAGTTTGTCAGAACGGCGGATGTCGGCTTTGGGTTTCTCAAACCGCCACATCGAGAAGCATTCGGCCCCCTTCAGGGTAATGCGGGCCTTTTCAGGGGTTTTCAGGCTTCTCTGATTGATTGTTCAAAGACAGCCGGCTGTTGGGCTCGCGTTTCTGCGCGCTCGGGCCGTACTCGGGAGCGACTCACGACGGGGCGGACGCGTTGCCAATCGCAAG